TTTATTACCCCTCTTTCTTACAATTATACCACATTTGATTTTGAATTTGTTAAGCTGGCTGCTTAGTATAACGTTTTCGAAGAATATTTTTTTATTTTAACCAAAAATGTCAAATTATTGGTGCGGCAGATCATCGTATTTTGTCGTTTTATCTTGCTTTCAGTATAGCATAATTGCCAGACAAAGGTATGTCCGTTTAAAATTAGTTTACTTTTACATTATAACTCTTTCTAGCGGTATATGTCAAGAAATAATACTAATATAAGCGGTAATATCGTCACATTATATATATTATAATAGGTATAGTGATACAAATCGACGGAGGGAGAATGAAAATGACGGAAAAGGATATCAGCAACAGAATTACGCAGCTTAGATTGCAAAAAAATGTGTCCGAATACAAGATGAGCCTTGCACTCGGTCACAGTAAGGGATATATCCAAAGCATATCGTCAGGACGGACGATGCCGTCCCTTGGTGAATTTCTTGCCATTTGCGAGTATCTTGAAGTCACTCCGAAGCAGTTTTTCGACGATGGCAGCAAAAATCCTGCACTAACGCAGAAAATAGTTGAGAGCGTATCGAAACTTTCGGAAAAAGACCAACGATTGGTGCTTGAAGTTTCTGAAAGACTAGGAAAAGAATAATTTTTGAGGCCTCGAACTGCAATATCAAAGTAAAAATAAAACAGCGTACCGCAGCCCCCTGCGATACGCTGTTCTCATATAAAATTATTTCTTAGTAGTAACACTCTTTGAAGCCGACCAAGCACCATAATACTTAGTACCCTTTACAGTTGTGTACGAACGAACACGAACGTAATATTTCTTGTTGCCTGAAAGCTTTGAAATAGTGGTCTTGTCGGTCTTGTTGTTTGTTATTGTAACTTTCTTTGCACTTGTGAACTTTGAGTTGGTAGCGTACTGAATTTCATATCCAGTAGCAGAGCCTTTCTGCGCCCAATCCACAAAGAATGCCTTTGACTTTGCCGTGAGCTTCTGTATCTCCTGCTTGGCAGGATTTATCTTGAACGTCTTTGTGATAGTGCCTGTGTAAGAACCTTTTCCTGTTATCTTTACAGTGGCAGTGCCAACTTTTTTGTTGTTTGAGTAGGAAACTGTATAGTCAGTGCCTTTTTTCAGCGTTTTGCCATTGTATTTAACAGTAATGCTCTGAGTGATATTTTTGCCAGTGAAAGCCTTTGTGGAAATGCCCGAAACTGTGGCTTTCTTGAAGTTATTTTTGATTTTGAAGGTCTTAGAAACTGAGCCTGTGTAATTGCCCTTGCCTGTGATTTTTACAGTAGCTGTTCCGACCTTGGTGTTGTTTGAATAGGAAACTGTGTAATCTGTACCATTCTTCAAAGTTTTGCCGTTTAGCTTGACCGTTACACCAGGCTTCTTTGCTTTGCCGTCATATGCGTAGGTCGAAGTGGAAAGTGTCACGCTTGCCTTTGAAATGCTAATTCTTGAAAGTGCAGGAATTTCAGCCGTTTCAAGAACTTTCTTGCAGACTGTACATTCCTTGTGTTTTGAGCCTTTAACTCCGATAGAAGCCGCCTTGTCAACTATCCAACCGCTTGACTTGTGACCTGTGGCATTTATCACTGTCTGAACCTTGATAACAGTATTGCAAACTGAGCAATGTGAGCCGTCTGTTTTGCCTGCGGTGGTGCAAGTAGCAGGGTAGCCCTTGTCGGTAACTGCAGTGTGACCCTTTGCAGGAAGCTTTTCTGTAACTGTCACATTGCACTTTGTGCAAGTCTTTATTTTTGTACCCTCTGATGTGCAGGTAGGCTGTTTTGTTACAACAGAATTTCCGTAGCTGTGACCTGTTGCCTTAGTTGTGCTATCCTTGTATGAAGTACCGCAAACAGAACACTTGTGGAGAGTGTAGCCGTTAGTAGTGCAAGTAGGTGCAACAACTGTGTCAGCATATTTGTGTGAAGTCTTTGCTATAGTTTCTGTAACTGTCGCATTGCACTTTGTGCAAGTCTTTATTTTTGTACCCTCTGATGTGCAGGTAGGCTGTTTTGTTACAACAGAATTTCCGTAGCTGTGACCTGTTGCCTTAGTTGTGTTATCCTTGTATGAAGTACCGCAAACAGAACACTTGTGGAGTGTATAGCCGTCAGCAGTGCAAGTAGGTGCAACAACTGTGGTTGTGTAGCTGTGGGAAAGCTTTGCAATTGTTTCTGTTACTGTTGCTCCGCACTGTGTACAAGTTTTTGTTTTTGTACCCTCTGATGTGCAGGTAGGCTGTTTTGTGATAACAGCACTGCCATATGTGTGGCTCGTGCATCCGCAGGTGAGTTTGTATGTCTTTGCTACAGACGGATTGTATGTAGGATAAATTTTTACAGTGAGTGAACCGCCGTTTTTGAATGTGATACGTCTGATATCATTAGCATAGTTTTCAAGCTTATTTACACTTACCATGCTGCGATCAGAAAATTCAACTGTGTAGTCTGTATCGTCATAAAGCCAGAAATCAATGCTGTCGCCCACACTGAACTGAGTTTTGCTCAATACGCTTGAAAAGGACGTATTCGAAATGTCTGTACGCCAATAAACAGTGGTAGAGGTCGGAACTGTGAACTTATTCACATAACCGCAAGACTTGCAGGTCTGTGTTACAGTGCCGTCAGTTTTTGATGCGTACTTTGTTTCGTAGTCATGACCTGTTTTGACGTCAACCGTCTTTATATCGTCAAGATTTGAAAGGTTCAGGGAGTTGAAGGTCACGTTATTTTTATCGTAAACATACCAAACTGCTCTGCCGTTTTTGATAACAGGCTGGCAATCTGAAAGACTTCCCTCAAAGGTGTGTATACTGCCGTTTACTGTGCCGTCAGCGTTTAGCTTCACACAGCTTACCTTTGTATCTCTGGCCCACAATAGCAAAAAGCTGTTATTATTTATCTTCACAAGCTGTGGAGCAGAAGCTGAAGCTGTACCCTCTGCATAAGAAGTTATCTTATTGAGCTTGTTTGTGGAAAGGTCCTTTGAAACAGCGGAAACGTAGACGTTTCGTGTTTCTGACGTATTGATATAATCAAGGTCAACTGTACTCTGTGCCACGATATAGCTTGATGATGACACATCAAAGCCGCCTATAGCCGCACCTGTATAGTTATAGTGACCGGCGGTATATTCAGGGTATGTTACAACGTCGATATTGCTGACCTTATCAAAATAGCTTGGGAAGAATTTGCCTGTAGTAAAATCAGAATTATACTTCACCAGAACGGCAGAACGTGGATGAGCGTCACCATGGTCGAGGGCGACTATATGGTTGCCGTCGGTTTTTATAAACTGATTGAAGGAGTGGCTAACATAGCCATAATCAACGTTCATGACGCCGGTATATGAATCAGTGATAGTCATTGAAGGCATATCCACTTCAATGGTAACATTAGACTGATGATTATTGCCGTCGCTTGATTTATACATTTCGTGGCAGGTCCTCACAAGCAGGTGGTCACCGCTATGGGTCATTCTTGCCGAGCCTGCATCGAATGGAACTGTAGTGTTAGCTCCATACAGACCGCAGGACTTTATTTTGTTCCAATTCTTATCATACTTCGTGATACGGAAAACCTCGAGGGAGTCGTTTTGTTTCGGATTTTCCTGACCGCTAAGGACATAATAATTATTGCCGGAGTCATAGAAAGCACCAAAGATCGGCAGTTCATTGTCGATAAGCTTAGTGCTGAGCGGTTCAAAATCAGGGCTGTAATATTCCACAAGGAGCTTGCCCTCGATAGCGCCTGACTGGACACGCATATAATTGCCGTTGTCGCACACTGTCAGGTAAGATTTCACTGTGTCAGACCATTGCACATAGTCCTGAGCATTCACATTAGAGCCTGAATACGCAACACATTGCGCCACGGCAAAGGCACTGAACGATCCAGCAGACACAGCAGTAGAAACAGCCATTGCGCCAGACAGGACAATGCTCAACATTCTTTTCTTCATATTCATCAATTTCATCACCTCATACAAAAACTTTTAAACGAGAACACCTTTATATATATAATATCACAACGCAAGGCGTATGTCAATGAAAATAAGTTACAATGAGAATGATTTCAATAAATTCGTCAAACACCAAAGGTCAACGCAGTAAAAAAGAGCAAAGAGGATACAAAACAGAAAAAAACGCCTTGACAAGGTTTGATGGGTGTGATATAATATTACAGTGGTATTTCGAGGTGTGGCTCAGTTTGGTAGAGCGCTGCGTTCGGGACGCAGAGGCCGTGGGTTCAAGTCCCGTCACCTCGACCAGCACAAAACCGTTTATTTACGTTAAATCACGTAGATAGGCGGTTTTCTTTATGTCCTAAAATGCTAAAATATGCGTAGAAATGATAAAATATCATTCAAAATGATAAATATATGACACGAAATATGACACGGAATTTTGCACACGCTAAAATTTTGCTCTGAAAATATGCACAAAAAGCAAGACTATATTTGTGCAATCCTACAAAATTCAATGTTATCTACATTTTTGTTATCTAACTACTTGACTTTTACTAGATAACATGGTATACTATAATCACAGGCAAGAGATGAGACCTGAAATCAAAAATTAATTTTCGGAGGTACAAAATCATGAAAATCACAGGCGTTAAGAAAGCAGTAGGAACTTACAAGAGAGCAAACAGCGGTGGATATTATCGTTCATCATATGGCGCTTTGATGGTTGATATGTCAAAAGGTTATGTATGGTGCGACGAATTTTCAGACAGATTTTCGTATATCGCCTATGACGATGAAAACATTGCACGCATAAATCTTGAAGGTGAGCCAGCAACCATGCAGAACGTAAAAGCAATTGCCGAAAGAATGTGCGCTGAACACGTCGCATAAAACAGCCCTGATGAGTATCTGAAAATTGATACGAAACGCCCCACAAAAAAGGGGCGTCGGCTGGAAAGCAAAATAAATCTGAAAGGATATGATTTTATGAGCAAGTTGAAAGACATGAGAGAAGCAAGAGGCATGACACAAGATGAGCTGGCAAAGAGGATAGGTTCTGTCAGAAGCTATATCTGCCGTCTTGAGAGCGGTGCGCAGGATATCAATTTTATCCAGGCGAGCACGTTAGGACGTCTATGCACGGCACTGGACTGCAAGCCGGAAGATTTGCTGGAAGCTGACAGCTTCGAGTTTGAAGAGATCAACGGCGAAAAGCGGCTGATAGTTGACGGACTATACTCCCCAGAGGGAAACTATTTACTGGTAAAAGTCAAAAACCGCACATATCAGCTGAACATGATCGATTTTTCAAACGTCGATGATGTATCGAAATATCTTATACCACGTGGAAACGCCAATATCCCACGAAGTGCAGCAGAGTTCGACAAAAAGGCATACTGGATATATAAAATGGCGCCACGTGACGGCGTGGAAGTCAAAGTCCTGGACCCTATCAGCCCCGAAGACTGGAAGACGTTCGTTGAGAAACTAGGGCTGACCGATGACGACATTTCGGACGAATTTGAAGTTGTCAAAGGTAAGAACTATGGTGAAAAGTGTGAGAAGCACTATATTTGCAGACAGATAAGACTTACCATCCCGAAAAATTCGGTTACGATTGAGCGAGAGTTGAAAAAGCACGGCATAGAAGCAACAAATGTAAATATCGACCGAATAAACATCAGGGTAAAATGACATGGCAAAACAAAAATACGAATTGCTGCCAGACAAAGTAGTTGCAGCCAATGCAGAAACCATAAAAGCCATAGGGCATATCGCAACCGATACCGATATAGTGGATTATGTCAGCGGTCAGCTGATGCGTGACTATATCAAATTCGGTAAGAAAACCCTAGACGAAGCCGCCAAGTTGACCGAACAAACGATAATGTCAGATGATTTTTTAGACAAGCTGGGTGCTATAAAAAATATGACAAACTGGTACTATAGTGGACGGCAAGTGTATCTATTTGATGATGATTTTGCCAGCCTGCTCAGCGGTCAAGGCACAGCAGATTTGAAAATCAGTGCAGACGTTTTCAAACAATTGCCATGCAACTGTTTTTACGTCCAGCGAAAACACAAAAATAGCGTGGGTTTCTTTTTCGACTTGCAGGGCGACCGAATGACAATGACAGAATATTTTTTTGACGATGCCGAAAAAGACTACTATTCGGAATCAATCGCTATAGAATTGCAGTATGATATGACAGTTGAAGACCTGATATATAAAATTCTAGGCAGCTATGCCAAAAAAGACAAGGCAGGCACTAAGGCAATGATATGCGACATAGCCGAAAAATTGCAGTTCATTGTATATTTATCGGCTGTAAATGCCGAAATCGCACCAGTCACGAAACGCCAAGTGCAAAAGGAACACACCGCACCACGCCCTCAGAAGCCGTCTGCACAGCCACAGAAATCAGCCATAGCCAATGTAGGGTACCGCATTGGCATTGCCGTGCGCAAGCATAGGCAGGCTGAAAGCAGTGTCAGTTATCAGCATAGTCCACAAGGTCACAGCGCACCGAAAGCACCGCACATCAGGCGTGCGCATTTTCACGGCTACCATACCAACAACGGCTATCAGGTAAAATGGCTGAGTACAATTTTTGTGAACGCTGAACGTGATGACAACGATATAAGCACGATTCATAAGGTTCTGCAATAACTGTGTATCTGCAATGAAAAAAAGCCGCCAGGGCAAACGCTCTGACGGCTAAATTTATGCTAATTTTATGCGAATTTTATAAGACTATTTCTTGATTTTTTCACGCAGTTTCTTGATGAATTTCTTGCCAGCTATGCCGTTCGGCTTATAGCCCCAACCTTTCAGTCGGCTGTTGATAGCACTTACAGTGCCCTTGCCGATGATTGCATTATCGTCCAGCTTTGCGCCGTCAAGGATTAGCAACTGTTTCAGGGCAAGAACTCCATCGGATTTATCACCTTTCTTAAAGCCCGAACTGTCAAGTACCTTAGACGTGCTTGTGTTAGTAGCCTTAAACCCGTTAAGCCCCTTAGCCTTTATCACAGATGGGTAATCCACATAGCAGTAATCCATGTCTACCGGCACGGAAACACCGCTGACCTTGCCCGTTGAACTGTACTGCCACATACCGTATGTGCCGCCGTAGTTGCACTTGCTGTTGTATTCTGCAATCCACAGTGCATAGCGTCTTGCGACATCATTTGTTATGTAAGTCTGGAGCGGACTGCGGCTGATATACAGTCCTGCCCAGTAGCCTGCGTGTTCAAGTGCATTGCAGAAAGTCTTGACAAGGCTGTTGCAAAATGCTCTGCCCTTTGCGAACTGTGAACGCTCCTCGAGATCGAAGTATATCGGATACTCAAACGTCTTGCCCTTGATAGCGTTGATACAAGTTTGAGCCTCTGCCTTTGCTTCCACAACAGTTGCCGCATAACTGTACCAGTAAGCACCAACCTTTAGCCCTGCCGCCTTTGCAGCCTTGTAGTTTTTCTCAAAATATGGGTCTTTCTGATTAGCATACTTGCCGAAGCCTGCACGAATGATAACGAAATCGACCCCCGAAGCCTTGACCTTCTTGAAGTCAACGCTCTGCTGATACTGCGAAACGTCAATGCCCTTAAATGTCTTTGCCATAAAATTACTTCCTTTCTAAATCTTCGATGCGGTGGTTTGCGACCTTTATCTGTTCAGCGACCACCGCATAATCCTGTTCCAGCTTATAGGTGCGAGCAATAACACTGTTGTGCTTGTCCACACGCTCAGACAGCTTGTCTATCTTGTACTCGATAAGTTTTTGGCTATCATACTGCGCCTGTTGCATAGTCTTACGGCTGTTAGATGCTATGACAAGCTGACACACTACTGCCGAAGCAGCTGTTATCAGTGCAACTATGATCGCTTCCGTCATTCATCATCACCCGACCTTTTCTTTGCACTCTGTGTGCCAAAGTAGAACGATATCACCACAGTAAACACCGTGATGAACTGCTCTGCTGAGATCGTGCGGCGAAGTGCCAGCACGCAAAACACCGCTGTCAAGAACAGCGTTACAATGGACTTTACATCAATGAGTTTCGCTAACTTCTGCTTCATGGTATACCTCCTTTGTTATCATCTCATACTCCTCAGCCGTGATCCACTTGCCGACGGCGGTGTGCACCATAGCAACCGACCACAAACGGGTGTCATAGTATCTCTTGACCTTTGCATAGTTTTTACTCATCGCCGCTCACCTCCAACTCAACACCGTTCAACATAGCCAGAAAATCAACATTTGCCTTTATCCTGTCTATCTCGGTGACCTTTGGTTTGTTGAAATTATCTTCCGTCAGCCCCATGCTCTCAACCATAGATTTTTCTAACTTCGTCATGTTGTACCTCCTACTTCACTCAGCTTCACGATATATTCTTCTTCTGACGGCACTGGTATTCTGTAATCATCACCATTGCTGTTTTTAAATGTCACGCTACCCTTTGCCTCAACCTCAATATTTCGCAGGAAGTCATCTGGTATTAACGATGAAATGTCGGTTACGATAGGGGTTTCCAATTCGTAATATAACATAACGCCCTGCATAGCCTGTTTGAATGCGGTGGCATCGGTGTAGGCGGTGTCTTTGACCTGAATTTGCGAAACTATGGTATTAACCCCGTCTATCGTGATTGTTTTATCGACAAATACACTGGAACTTCTCGCAACTGTTCTATATTTACTGCACAATGCATTATAAACTGTTGTTCCAAATATACCTAGATATTTAAAATTGAGATGTTTCGCAGGTGCGTAGAAATGATGTCCAACAGCGGAAGTCGTGTTAAATTCCCAATCCAGCGTTCCCAAGTCAACGCTGCTTACGCATTGCACATATTTCTTGTTCTCATAGTCCACATAGTTTTTTGCATTTCCTGCTGACCAACCGTAGCCCGTCAGTGCCCTGATGGCTTCTGGGATTGGATACCAAGTCTGATGATAAGGCGTGTATGAACCTGAGCTACCAGCTATCAGAGCTATATCATTCTTGTAAACATTGCCGTATGATGGTGGGAGTGTGAAACGAACATAGAATGCGTCTGATGGGGTTATGAACTTTTTGTTTGGGTAGACAGTCTGCCCGTCTTTGTCGTTATAGCCAATGTAGTTCTTGTTATAGTCATAAAATCTGGTTTTCACATTTTCAAATTTGGCACTACCTGCGTACACGAAGATATGGGTTGAATTTGGGGCAATTGGCGTATAGTTTTTTGAATATATAGCCTCTTTTGAAAATTCGTTATTGCCACTGGATGAATTAATCGAACCAACTCCCCATACCTCATCCCACAAATTTCGTCCCTGCTCTATAATGCTCTCTGTGCCTGCACTGACAATCTCACCGTCAATGACCTCAGAATGACCGCCTATTAACTTCACGCTCATCAGCTTACCGCCCGTAGGCACTGTCTTTGCATATGCCGTTTCGCTGTCCGTTTCAAACCTATGCGTGATACCCTGCCCTATATCATAAAGTGCATTTACCCTACGTTGTAACTCTTTGTCCGTCAGCTTCACACGTCCTATCTCTGCCGTGTTCTCTGCGATTTTTCCAACAGCGGTTGTGTAGTCTTCAGGCAAACTATCAGCTATGGATTGCGCTGTCTGTGCGGCAGTTTCAGCGGCTTTGCGGTCTGTGGCAACCTGGGCGGCATGGTCTGCCACTGTCGCCTTATCGGTTGTCACCTGTTCTGCCAACGTCTGCACCGCCTGTCTGTCTGCCGCAGTGCTGTCAGCGCAGGTCTTTGCGGTTTTAGCATAGCCTGCCGTTATTGTCTTGTCAGCTTCGGTCTGCTGTGCAGATGCAGATGCTTGGGCTGCGGATATTTTAGCGTTATTCTGTGATTTAACTGCCTCTGCACGTGCGGTTTCTGCACCCTGCATGGCGGTTTCTGCCTGCGTTGCGGACGTTTCTGCAGATGCCTGTGCGGTCTCAGCTCGGCTTGCCGCCTGCGTTGCCGTGTTGGCTGATTTCTCTGCGGCTGTGGCAGATTTTTTTGCGTTTTCAGCCGCTGTAGTCGCCGTTTCTGCAGCGGTGACGGCTGTCTGCATATCTGCGTGTGCCTGTCTGCCTATGGCGTCTATGCGGTCTAGTGCGTCAGCTGCCACACTTGGTGACGGGATAGCATTATCGCCTATAGCCGTACCTATTCTCAGGCGGAAAATTCGTGACTTTTTCACCAGTATGTACTCCTGCCCTGACAGTTTTTTAGCTGCTATCTGACAGCTGACTGTCTGCGCTGAACGCAGTATGTCAGCCGTAGGTGTCCACTGTCCGCCTGTGATATCGACCTCATACGTCACGCCATCGCCATAGTCGATAGTCAACACATAGCGGTCTGCGCCGTCTACTGTCAGCCCTTCGACCGACACAGGACGGGCGTTTGTTTCACCAACATAGCCCAAAAGGGCTGTTGATGTCATCGCATTGTAATTTTCGTCTAGTCTGATTACCATTTTTGCACCCCCTTTTATATGATTGCTATGTAGTCAATGCTGTACGTTCCTGCAGGCACATTGACAATAGTTGCGCCATTGCTAGGACCCATGCAGATTACTACAAAATATGCGCCCTTGTACACCTGCACATGGGTGCAGTAGTTCTGAAATGGACTAGGTGTGCCGATATCCCTCAGCGACACACATATTTGCTTTGGCGTAAAATCCAAATTCAGCGGTATTTGCACGCTTGGAGCTGCCTTTTCCAGCGTGTATTCAATCGTACCGCTTTTGACCTTGTTTTGGTTTAAATCATTTACTGCCTGTTCCGTTGCTGTCAGTGCGTCAACCAACGCCTGACGAACGTCACGGCCGTAAAATGCGTTTCTGACAGTTTCGATTGCCGCTGCCAAATCAACATTGTTTGCCATTTTATCCCTCCTAGTCTAGTGTGTGGTTTTTCGTGGTTATGCTATTGCACATGATATCACCTGTTTTGCCGTAGCACTGTACTGCGGTTTTTTCATTTTCGTTGTATAGATACATCGCCCTGTTATTGGTGTCAACTGTAAATACCTTTTTTCCGCTGTCTGTATACGTTGATATGTTGCCGCTGTTTGTATCTAGCGAAAATTTCAATTCATTATTCCAATAGCCTGACATAGCACCAGCCTGCAGGACGATATGACCGCCTATCGTGCTGTTATCAATGCGTATCTCCAGCGGACTGACCTTCAATGTCCATTCGTTATGGGATAGCTGGATAACACTGGTATTTTGACTAGACGTTTTTATATTTATCGTTCCGCCTGTGATAGTTGCTGATTTCGACGACAGCTTGTTAGCGACCACGTTTCCGTTCTCGTCTACCTTGAATGTTCCGCTGCCGTTGTTGATTTTCAACCCTGTCAGAGTCAGGGCGGTTATAAAACTAGCCACCAAATTTCCGTCAATAGTCCACGCATTTGTGTACGGTCCGTTTTTCGCAGAACCGCCGTCTGACGATTTCCAAAAACCTAAACCATTTTTGTTCAGCTGAATGCAGGATTTACAGGTATTTATATCAGCCGTATCCATAATCAAAATGCGCTCTGGCTTTTCTGACGGGTCAAGAATAACATGACCGCCCTCTGCACCTGTAATCAGTTTTGTAGCGTTTTCGATTTTGCTGTCTATCACCTGACGATTTCTGAATTCGCTATCATCAATAGCGGTCTGTAGGCTCTTTGTTTTGGCTGTCATGAACCCTGTCATGGTTTCAAATTTGTCACCAAATGTCAGCTCGGATTGTTCAGGGCTGTCAAGGTTTATAGTAATGCCAATTATGCGCAAATCTTCATCAATCCCCATAAGAGGGTTGACAACACGATACCAGCACCCTAGCTCAAACTGTTCAAAATTCATATCAATCGTTGACAAATCAACCGCAGTTATTTTATACTGCTTTTTGGCTTTGTTTGCACTTTTCAGGTATGCTGTAGCTTTTGTTTTCAAAACTGACGCCTGCGTTACGTCGTCCCACGTCTGTGTACCGCTGATAACGCCATACTTAGCGACCAACGCACTATCTTCGATATAGTCTTTACTGCCGTTTACGCTGCCAATCGTCAACCTTTTCTCGCTGTCGGTCAGCTTTGCACCCAACGGATATAGCCGTGTAATAACGCTCGTTTCGTCAATTTCACGGCTGATAGTTTTGAGATTTACCGCCAGTTCTATCTTTGTGTCAGTGCCGTGTCCGATATGCTCCAGATAGTCTATGTACACTTTTCCGTCTTGGTCTCTTAGCTGGATTTCACCGCCGAATTTTCCGACCAGTTGTTCAGATATAGCGTCCATAGTCGATACCCAGTTGACAGAATATGTGTAATTATTTTCGCCCGTTACAGTGACCTGTCCGACCAATATGTGTTTATCATCACCGACCTGCGCATTGTGCTTGGAAATGAACGACGCTAGCACTGTCCGAATGCCTACCACCTTATATTCCGCATACGGCTGAACGCTGTCATACAGCCAACCTAAACGCCCCTCGCAGGTGACAGATTTACAAATCAGCCCTTGTTCGTCCATGCTGTCAGGACATTTCAGCACACGCCCGATAAAAACGTCTTTGCCTGTGCTATCGTCCGTGACAGTGACTGATGTTGTCAGTGGTTTCAGTTTGTTGTATCCTGCATTGTCGGGGTATATGGTAAACGTGAAACTGTCAACGGCATTGACAGCCTTGACGATTTTTCCACCTGAAATGCGGTCAAGGTTATCACTATGTATCGTGGTTTTTTCAGTACCATTTGTGATAGTGACAGTATACATTTATAACACCTCCTCATGCAGGCTCAGAGTGAGCGACCCGAAGCCATAAGCTGACAAAGTGTTCAAACCTGGCTGTAAAATCAATTCGTCCATATCGAACGGGTTTTCTGTCGGTCTGTATACCTTTTCGGAAATATCAACGTTGTTATTTTGAAAATACGTGAATCCCACTTTGTCGGCATCATCAGCAGACCGCCTATATATCAGACGTGGTTTTATCGGCACGTCCGAATATAAAAAGACTTTCAGGATTGCAGGAGGGGCATATCGTGTCTGCTTGACCGCCGTCAGTGTCATATCCGTAAGATTTAGATAGTCATTTTCAAAACTGAAATCATCAAATCCCTTGTCGGAGAAATCGTCAGATATTTTATACGGCTGCGCCTTGAAAGTTGCTGTTACCTCAACATGATAACCTTTTTCACTTTCAGTACAACTAATTGCTCTTGCCTTATAGTGGTAAATTTCGGCATCGTCATATAAATCACATTCGCCAGCCGACAAAATCCAGTTTTCAAAATCTGCCACTGTTTTCCGCAGGGCGGTTTTCGGACAGTCCATAAATACGAATTTGTATGTCAGCGTTCGTGTATCATAGGTAGGTTTACCACCATTCTGATATGTAAAACATATGTCGCCATTGCGGTATGGTATAGTAGCCGATATATCCCTGATACTTGGCGGCGGTGTACTGCGTGATGTCAGTAGCGCCCCGAAATCGGTATAGGAATTTTTTCCGTTTATCGTTATACTAGACATTGTCCGCCGCCCTCCTTGCGTTCAGATTGATTTTTTCAGCCATAGCAACGTCCATGTATGGTGCTGTCACTGTGGCGAAACGTTTTCCATCGATGTTCATAACCACTGTCAGATCACCGCTCTTGCCGTGTTGTGTGGTGCTGTCAGCTTCGGTTGATATTTTGTCAGACGTTTTTCTTGCGGTCTGCCTGCCTATCATGACAGGATCCATTTCAGCCGATACACCTGCAACGCTGTCAACGATAGCCTGTGCCTCGTTCACTGGTTCGTCTGCTGTATCTTCCATGCCGACCGCAATACCTGACGGCAGATACTGACCGACCTTTTTCGCCATAACCCTTGAAGGCGAATGAATGTCGAAAAAATCACAGAATCCGTCTATAATGGCACTTCCAACATCTTCAACAACGCTCCAGATTCCACTGACTGCGGAAACTAAACCGTTCAAAATGCCTTTGAGAATATTTGCGCCCAAGTCCAGCCAATCAACTTCCTTGAAGCCGTCTATGATAGCGCTGATTATATCAGGCAGTGCGTCTATGATAGCAGGAATTGCAGTCGGCAACCCCTGTGCTAATGCAACAATCAATTCCATACCAGCCTTGACTAGCACAGGCAGATTTTCTGTCAACGAATCTGTTATAACAGGTATCAACGCTATTATTGCGTTTATCAAATCGGGCGTGCATTTAGTTAGACCTGTTATCAATCCTGTTAGCAATTGGAAACCGCCCTCAATGATTGCAGGAAGATTTTCAATCAGCGTGTCAGTTATTTGTTTTATTAAACTAGGCAACATTGGCATTAACTGTCCGATAACGTCATTTAGTCCGTCAATCAGACCCAAAAACAGTGTGATTGCACCCTGCACCAGTTCAGGCACTAGCGTAGGGATAGTTGAAACCAACGCATTTATCAACCCGAAAAAGCCGTTAAGCAGTGACGGCAAAATTGAGTTGATTAGTGACGGCGCAGATTGTGCCAACGATTGAATGATAGATGTTAGAACTGTAGTTGCCGCTGTGATTAGTGTAGGTGCATTTTCGGCAAGCGTTTCTGACGCAGAACTGAACAGCCCAGATATAACAACAGGAATTTGTTCGGTCAAGCCGTCAAGACCGCCACTGTCATATGCGTCTAGCAAACTAGAAACGCCGTCAAACAGTTTGGTAAAACCGCCCGACAATTTCTGAACAGCTGGCAACGATTTTGTCAGAAAATCTGCTGCCATTCCCTTTGCACCTGCCATAACAGGTGTGAACGCAGTTCCCAAAGACGCAAGGGCGTCCTGCAATTCAAAACTAGCACGTTCATAGTCCAGCGTTGATTTATTTGCAGATTGGTATTCGTCATTGATTTCCGACAGACCCGAATTTGCCAGCCAATCAAGGGCATACTGCTGACGTTCTGCTTCTGACGTGCAATTCTGTAGACCCGCATTAAAATCATCAACGCTATCACCCATACGCCCGATAAGCTCTGAAAACTGACCTGTCGCAGCACCTGTAGCAAGGGTCTCCTGCAAGCTGTCCGAAAGGCTCTCGATTTTCAAGGTATCAGGGAATTTTTCAACCGCTCCGCTGAGTGCGTTTATAGCAGGCGTCATTTGTTCATCGCTGAAACCAACAGCCATAAGGTTTGACAACGCTTCAATGCTTGAATCGGACTCGCCTGTGATAGCCACCAAATCTTGCATTTTTGATTTCATAAAATCAAAATTGTTGCCACTGGTTTCGGCGTTTGTTTTCAGCTTGGTCATATCGCTGTTCCACTCACGGCTTGCTTCAACGTTTGCCGCAAGTGCCGTTGTTACAGCCGCAAGACCAACACCTATGGTTTGCGTGTATTTTTTGAACCCGTCAGCCGCCTTGCCTATCATAGCCGTGTCTATCTTGCCTAGCGTTGCCGTGAACTTTACGGCTTTGCTTGCCGCACCGCCTATGGCAGAACCGACTTTTTCAACTTTTTTTATGACAGGCTCAACCTTGTCTTTGGCTTTTTTGAATGCCGTGCCGATAGCATTGACATTTTTCTTTTCGTCTTTCAGGCTTGACAGCTTCGACTTCGTTGTTTCCAATTCTCGCTGAAACGCGCGATACTGTCCTGCGTCTATCTCGCCCTTTTTATACTGTGCTGTGACCTGCGATTGCGCTTCTTTCAGCACGTCCAACTTTGACTTTGTCTCTTTGATACTGTCCTTTAACAGGTCTTGCTTTTGCTTGACCAGCGTGACGTTATTCGGGTCTAGTTTCAGGGCTTTATCGACCGCTTTCAGCTCGCTCTCCAGCTCACGGCTCTTTTTGTTTGTTTCTTTCAGCGCCTTGTCAAGACCTGTGGTGTCACCGCCTATCTTGATAGTAATGCCCTTAATGCTACTTTTTGCCACCTATCATTACCCCCTTTCCAAAATTTTCTCGCAAAGCCTGTCGGTCAGGCTTCGTCAGGGTAAGCCTATATGCGTTATCTAGGTACTCCTGACCGCTCTCGCTCTGCCTGAGCCGTGCGATAAAAGCGTCACGACGTATCAGCAGATAGTCATAGTAGTCCATATCATCAACATCATATAGCGATATACCCATATAGTCCGCAACCAGTTTTTCCCACGTTGAGGAAATCTCATATTTCTCCCCCTCCCTATCCTGCGGTGGATAGTAGGGGAGTGCTAGTTTTTTGAATTTTTGATTTCTAGCAGATAGTCGATATATGTGCGGTAGAACATCTGAATGTCATAGATGTCCCAATCAGCTAGTGTTTCAGCCGTTATTGGTATCTTTGCGATGTTGTGTGACATCAACCTTGCACACATTTCGATTGCTTCGTCCAGCTTGTTGCCGCCTAACTTTGCAGATATTTCCCCGAACGCTTCAATCTCACCCTTTGTGGGCGGCATAACAAATATCGTGGTATGCTTTTCGTCAGCCAGCTCAATGCGCAGGCTAGGTTTTTGCATTTTATTGAAATTCAACGTCTTTGGCATTTTATACACCTCCAAAAAAACAGCCCACTGAAAAATTCAGTAGGCTGTGTATTTGTGTTGCTTATATGGCACTTATCGACTTGTCTTCTTCGATATAGGTAATCAGCGTTCCCTCGCTGTCGCTTGGCAGTGCTTTGAACTCTGCGTCGATAACGCTTTCCTTGTCCTTTGCGAACGCCAGTTCGATGCCGCTCTGGTTGTTGCCCACGATCATAACCCATATATCTCCGTCAACTGCGTCAACGTGGTGGAAACACAAAACATATCTCTTGCGACGCATATTCTTCAGACCGCCAATCTTGACAGTTCTACGTTTCTTGCTGGTATCTTCTGTAACCCTTGCAGTATCGCAGAGAACGTCAAGCGTGTTGCCGTTGAATACCATAATGCCAGTTTTCAGTGTAGCCTCTTCTTCGGTGATGATTGTCTTCTGGTGCGTGCCGTCATCATCACTTGCGGTGTAGAATGTAGGTTTATATGACAGGGTTGCGCCACCCTGAATATAGCCCAGCACATTGGCTTCGGTGCAGATAGTATCAACATCTGGTACTGTTTCACCGCTGAAATCCTGATAGTAGATATAACCGCTTCCAAGAATGATATTGCTCGGGGCTTTCTTTGTTTCAGCCATTTTAATTCCTCCCTTTTAAATTTGTGATTTATGCACGAATAATTTTTCAACAGATTTTGGGCGTTCGCTATTACTATTTAACGTCCTTAAAATTTCTTTTTGCCAAACGCAAACAAAATCGTCAGGTGCTTGCAGCTCCGAAATAAACACTGTGTTCTTCTCGCTGATTTTTCTCATGTATTTCCAAAATTCAGAACTGTCAAATTCGCCTGTTGAATAGCCTGTAACGCCAGTATATGGTGGGTCAGCGTATACTATAGACCCGTCAGGAATGTCAACACTGCGATAATCAGCACAGATAAATTTTGCTGCTTTAAGATTTTCGAAATCTCGCATTATTACGTTCTTTCCTCGTTTTGAAAAATTAACATCTCCACTCCTACTTCGGGCATAGCCGCCAAACCATTTCGCACCAAATGAACACTCAAAGCCCACAAAGCCAGCCAACGCCTTATCCTCGTCCTTATGCTCACGAATATATCTATATTGTTTTTCTGATATATCTTCGGGCAAGTCATAGCCGTTTTGTAACGCCTGATACATAGCTATCAGATATGGGTGCAGGTCATTGCATATAACATTTTCAAAATGTGGTGCTAATTTTGTTTCGATTGCACAGCCGCCGCAGAACAAACTTACAAACGTCTTAGCATTTTCCTTTTTTTGTAAAATAAGTTCTGAGATAGGTTTTGCAATTTTGCATTTGCCGCCTAAATATTGCATTGTTTCTTCCTTTACTTCAAATAATTGATAAATGAATATCTTATCTGATACTCCTTGCTGTCCTCTATCCAGCTTTCAGACTTTTCCAAGTCAAAATCTGCAAACTGTTTTTCAACAGCCGTTTCTAGTTCAACGTCGATTTTTCTAGTGTACAATTCAATGACTATCGTCTGCTCTCGCAGGCTTGCGGGGTGCATATCGTCTCCGCTGTCTATGGTGCTTTCACGATAAAACACGCAGTAGGGCGTTTTCATTTCATCACGTGATGAATAGTATGCGACTTTGTCTTTCAGTTCGTCGATAGCCGTTAATCGTGAACGTATGTCAGCCAATGTCAAACTCATTTCTTCAACCTCGTTTCTATCAACTCAGGCAGTGCTTTTTGTGCATATTCCTCAACAGGTTTGATATGCACAAATGCTTTTACTCTGCCCTTTCCGCCTTTCTTTGCGTGACCGTGCTCCAGCAGGTGCGTCAAGTAGTAGTATTTTTTGTTTCGCACAACAACACGTTTGTTGCCCGACTTAGCGTATTCCGTTTCGGCTTTCCAGCTTTCGGCATACTTGCCTGTTCGGCGTGGTGATGTGGTTTTCAACTTTTCAACACACTGGTCTGCAACCTCGTCGATACAGCCGTCAACTATCTTTGCGGTTTCTTCGCTGTATTCTTTCAGGTCATCAGCGACCTGTTTCGCCAGCTTGCTGACATCAATCTCAACCGACTTCATCAGTTATCACCGCCAAAACGTTCAGCCGTCAGTTCAATGGCTGTTCCTGCTACATATGTGCGTATGATACGATATTCCCGACCGTTGTAGAATAACATATCCTCGTCATCATAGTCATAGTAATCTGCCATTTTGATTTTCAAAGTGGGTTGAAACCCTGCCTGTGCGGCACTGTAAAATTCAGAACGTGAAATTGATGATACCTGACAGAACACTTCTTTGGCATTCTCCCAGTCAACGACCTTTTCTTGATTTCCTATCTCGTCTGAAACTATCTTTGCTTTGGCGATTTTTACAACATCATTAAACATTGTTAAATCCCCTCCGTGTAGTCCTCGTTCAGACTTAGTGCGTCTCGCAAACGCTCGTAATTCTTGCGGAAATCTTCTCCCTTGCCGTTGAAATCATACTGCCATTTGACATAGTTTTCGATAGCCTTTTTCAGAATTGCGCTGCAATCGTCAGCGTCAAAGGGAACGAACACGCCCACACGCTTCAAGTCCTCCATGCAGGCGTCCACGTTTGACATAATGTCGCTATCTAGCTTGTTATGCGATATCCTCAGCGAATTTTTCAAACTTTCTAGCATTCGTTATGCCCCCTTTATCATCATGATTACTTGCTTTTCTTGGTGAGTGTTACAAGGCTGTTCTTGTCGACGACCTTGCCGTCTACCAGCATAACAGCCTTTGTTACCTGGTCTTCAGTGTCATTATCCTCATATCTCTTGACTGTCATGGCAAGATTTGTGTTGAGGATATAGTCCTCAGGGCGGAAGAAGAATGCCACGATGGTATCAGCCGATACAGTGTCCGCATAAGCGTCGATATCGTCTGAGAACACAACAGGTGTGCCAAGGATTGATGGCTGCATATCTCCGTTAAGACCATAGTTGACCCTAGCGATAGGCTGTCCGTTTGTGTCTGTCAGTGCCTGGATATCGCAGAATGTTGCATAGTTCATGAACATCTTAACGCCTGCTCTGTAGCCTGACGGAATTTTCTTCTTCATATCCCACAGGGTCTTGTATGTAATACCGCTTGCCAGTGCAACGTCCACGTTCTGACCGCTGACAACAGTTTCCTTTGTGATACCCTTTGGCTTGCCTGAACCGTCGCCCTTGATGATTGCTGTCTCGATAGCAGCGATCATTGCGTCGGCTACCTGATTAGCAAATGTTGTCTCAAAAAAGTCGAGTGATACCACAGAAACTTCGAGTGACATGGAGATAGCACATCTCAGCTTGTAGTAGCTGAAAGTGATTGAACCGGTGGACTTCTTCTGTGTGTCAGAACTTGCGCCCTCAGCGACCCATGTTGCAACTGGCTTGGCGCTTGAAGTAGGAATTGTCACGCCGCCCTTGATATTTGTTTTTGTGACAAGGGCATAGATCTGTCCGTGCTCCTCCAGCTTCTCAACTATTCTCTGCATAGTTGTTGACGGAATAACAGCAGCAACGTCAGTGGTCTTTGTGGACTGCGCCTCGTTCGCAAACTTCGCAGGAATTGGTGTACCCTCGAGAACGTTGTGCATAAATGCAGTTCTGTACTCGATACTGTCATAGATGTTTGATGTGTGTGTGATCGCATTCTCGCTCATCTTGTTTTCATTCCTTTCAATCAGATTTTTCATAGTTTCTGACGCATGGTCCTTTGTCATAGCGTTCAGATTTGCCTGTGTCTTTGCCGCTTTTTCAGCGTCATTCATCAGCTTTTCAGCTTCCTCAAAATTGCCCTCGTCGATGAGAGCCTGAGCCTTATCAAGCATTTCCTGTCTTGTCATTTTTATAACCCTCCTTTAGTTTGTCTAGCCTTGCCTGTGCTGTTATCTTTTTATCAGCACGCTCAGCCTTCATTCTTTCGATTACATTCTGCGGTATGATATCGCAGTAGGCCGCCACAAGCTGTGACTTGGCGTTCTTGCTTCCTGCAATTTCGTCTATCAGCCCCAGCTCGACCGCCTCATCGGCCGTCAACCATGTTTCCTTATCCATGATTTCCAGTGCCTTTTCCTTTGTCATGCCTGATTTGGTTATGTAGGCATTTGCAATAGTTTCATTGGCTTTTTGCAAAATCTCTGACATCTTGTCCATGTCATGGTAATCACCTCTTGTCGCTGATGATACGTTGTGCACCATAATTTGTGCCGTCGGTGATATATCTGACTTGCCTGCACACGCTATCACACTTGCCGCACTTGCCGCAAGGCCGACAACGTGTATTTTGACATCGCCTGAATATTCACGGATTGCCGAATAGATTTCGGACGCTGCAAAAATGTCACCACCGCCAGAATTGATGTAAACTTCCAACGGCTCGCCTTTTTCAGCCGCAGCAGTTATACCCTTTGAAACCTTTGCAGGAGAAGTGGCGTCAATGTCGAAAAGGTCATAGATCCACTGGTCATCATTCGGAATGATAGTACCTTTGACGTTAATTTTCATCATTTTCACCTCCCTCACCGCTGTCTATCTTTGCCGTGTCTAGTCTGACATAGTACTGATCACCCGAAGGAATGTCGGCCAGATTGAACACGCTTCGGATTTCGTTTGCGTTCATGATACCTCTGTCGAAGAACTGCACCAAATTCAGCTTAGTTGACATCGACGCAGTGCTCAGGTTGAACGCTTCAAAAACTATCTTGTTGCCATATCCTCTCTCGATACGGCTGAATAGTTTTCTTGTAAATTCACCAGCCAATTCCATTACCACTGGTTCTATTTCCGATTCGTAATAGGCGTTGTATTGGTCTTCGGTGTAGTTTGACTGCACGATATTTGCGTTTGTATTAAACAGCGAATAAATTCTCTGCGTGGTTTTTTCCATGACCGATGAATTCGGTACATAGTCTTTTGCGTCAACTTGCTTTGCGTCTGCCTTGCTGTCGACCGCCGCAACACCTGTGCCGTTCTGAACGCTCATGAACTGCTCACTGAATTCTTGCGCCTGTTTCTTCAAATCCTCAGGGCGCAAGGAACTTGTGAACTTCAACAGCCAGCGGATAATTGACGAATTCTTGATAGCCTTGACAATGCCCTGGTCTGTAGTTGTTACGATTTCCATTAGTGGCGTCAGCGTTTCACTCAGCCGTTCGCCGAAGATGTCGTCTTTATAAAAATCACTACGCAGATGAATGATATCTGCATATGGAAACGTATATCTTTGCCCGTTGAAAAATGTGAATTTCAAATACAAATCGTTGCCGATATATACGCATTCCGCACTGTCTGCAGGGATAGGATATAGTTCAGTAGGATAGCCGTTGCCGTCACGAATAATCAAAATAAATGCATTGTTGTTCAAACACAACTGCGTTGCGACTTTTTCCAACATTTTCTGCATTGTCATGAATTCGTTCGGCTCTTCCAACAGCATTCGCATATATGGTTCAGGGTTTATCTCGATACTGCCGTCGCCCTTTTGGCTATATGATTTTCTGATATGCTTTGCAGTCAGTTTTCCAATAGCCTTGACTTTGGGGCGAATGCAGGCACGCACCAAGTCCGACCGATAAACGTTGCCGTCCCAGCCATAGTAGCCGTTGCCGATTTCCGTTATCATCTTATATCGGGTCACTACCTGCGACCTGTTTTTAAAACGATTTATCAGACCCATTTTTTCACCCCTTTGGTATGATATTAGCATAGTCCAAACTGCTGACTACAGTGGTGACAGGCTAT